TGACATTGCAACAATATTAGTATTAATATTTGACGTGACTTGCTTAACAACTCTATATATGTTGCTACCATCAATCCATTTACCGCATATTGTTTCTTCCGTTGAATAAGTTAAATTGCCATTTAACTCAGCAAAACCTGCATCAATTCTCTCTTCCAGATTATTCATTGTGTCTGCATCAAAAGCATCACCTTCCTCGGATACTGTTCCCTCGTTTCTGGTAACTGTAACGATTTCTGAGGATCCATCCTCTTTCATCAGCGTTCTCCTGGTCGGGAATTCCGTGGTCCTGTTTTTCCATATCTTTTTAACCCACTTTGTAATCTCTGCCATAATCTGTCCTCCTATAAAAGTAATCCGATTGTGTCTCCGGCATATATCTCATTGCCGGCGTAGTAACTAAATTGTGCGCTTACAACCTCATACACATCATTTAAGATCTGTTCGATTGCATTGTATGCCTGCCATGTGTTATACGGCAGTGCCGGTACCTGCGGTGTATCTGCATGTACACAATATGCTTCTCTTATTGCTGTTACGTTTGATGATAGATTGCCAAAATAGCTTGCTGTCGGTAGTGCAGGTACATTATTAACATAACTGGTTCCATCCAGTTCCAGCACATCTAATAGTATCTGTATATCGTTTTCAATTCGTAACAGATCAGATGTGTTCAAGCACCCTTTCAGACCCGCCAGATATTCTTTCTGTTCTTCTGGTGTCAGATTAGTCCATCCAGTTTCTCGCAATCTCTGTGCATACTCTACATCCGCCTGTGTCCTGTCCGTCACCGGAGTTATCCACTCATATGGGTAACTATATGCTGATGCATTACTGGTGTACTTTGCTCGCGCCTTTCTTTTTTGTGTCCTTTTGTTGTAATAAGGATTTATAGGCCTCAGGTCCATCAGATCAGCCCCCTCTCGCCTGCATAAATTTCTCCTGTGTATGCCGGATCCGTCACCACAGTGCTATATCCTCGACACTTGGCTACCGCTATGTATCCTCCAGTGAGATCAACATTCTGGCTCTCAATCAGTGTTGTGGATGTGCTGCCATTCATAGATTCAATATTTACCCAATTTCCTACCTGTTCTTGTTGTTCCAGGTACTTCATGTCCACCTTTTTCCTTAGTGCATAATAGCTCAATAAGCTATCTGCTATTGCAGGCAGTTTCTCCGCATTATACAGCGTACAGTCCGTAAATTTCTTCAGGCTTTCCGTTTCCCCAGCTTCCAACAGTGGTACATTTTTCTGATATGTAAACGCTGTATTTGCATATTTCCGTCCGGAGATCACGCACTCACCTGCTGCCTCCATATGGATTATCAGATAATTTGTCTTTACCATCCGGATGGTTCCCGCTGTGGCTGTAATGCTCTCCGGCTTATACGGTTCCGAAAATGTTATCCTGGTATCTCCCGCCTGCAGGCTGCCCTTATAAATGTCCGTAGTTTTATCTTCGATTGCATAGCTTTTGCACTCTATAGATACTCCTGAGATATATTGGTCCAATGATACCTTGGTATGTCCGTTCAGTTTGCGGTTGGTTCCAACCGTAGATGACACATAGCGGTCTGGTTTATATACCTTAATGGTATCGCTCCGGCTGTCATCCGCCACTGCCCCGCAAGCAAAGCATATTCTCTGCAATGCCTTCCGGCACGTCTGTATCCCTAAATAACCAGTCAGCTGTATCTTTGCCACATCATCGTCTATGCTATACTTCGTAATCCCTGCTGCCGCAAATACCTCCTGCAGGATGTTTCCCGCCAGCTCATTTATGTATATCCGTCCATCATAAAAGGTGTATTTATCCATCAGGCCTACACCGTCGATGAGTTTAAATGTTGCCACATTTTTTGCAAAAGAAAAATCATCCACATAAAATGCCCCGATAGGAATCCATTCTCCGCCGCGGTACTCCGTGAGGTTTACTTCTTGTGTCTTCTGGATGGACTTCCATGCTCCCTCTTCGTTACCGATGTCAAAATCATTATTCACATCTACGATAGACAAATCTGCCTTATTGATAGGTATCGTAGCAGAAGTAACATCTATATCCTCCTGCACCTTCCCTGTCTTGATCATATCCTTATCCCATACGATATATTTGCCATAAAGAATATACTGCAGTTTAACATATCGCTTCGGATATGCAGTCCGAATAAACTCTATCTCGATTCTGCCGTAATTCTGTACCGGATTGTTACATACATAAACCAGGCTATCCGGATAGAATGTCTTACTGATCAGTTTTGTGCCGGAAAGTGTATACCAGATAACCACCAGTTCTGCCGGAGGCACATCTATAAAATACAGCGTGATTGCCGCCGATGTATGCTGTGCAGTAAACTGGATCCGCAATTTAGGGTTACTCTCAAATGTGCAGTCGTCCCGTGATTGTTCTTCACTCCAGAATGCAATGTCTTCCGGCGCATCCGGCAGGATGCTTTTCTCCCCGGACAGCACAAACTGATTTAACTCTGTTGTTCCATAGTCTTCCTGCAGATGCTCTGCTTCAAACAGTTCGATATTTCCTATGGACTGGTTATCATCCGTAGAAGGAGACGCATCTGACAATGCCGTGACGTCTATAAATTTCATTTCTGCCTTGCAATATGTCCTCATGTCTCCCCCCTACGGTGTCTTATATGGCTTCTTTGATGTCATCCGCCAAGATAATCCTTTATACTGTGCCCCAGTCTCCAACACCATTTCCACCTCATCCTGAATGCTGGAAAAATATCCGCAAAAATCGAATTGCTTACTGGCATCCGGAAGAGTAACATGATGGAATCTATTCTCACAATCTGTAATGTGCTCAATCAAAGCATCATACAGTTCCGGATCCTCAATCGTACCAATGGATATCCTATAATTCTTGTACAGTCCGATGGTCTCAATATGCGTATCTCCATCTTCTGTTCTCTCTGCAAAATTTTCCAAAAAGTCCAATGTCCTCTTGATAGATATTAAAGGGATGTTATATGTAATTCCATCTATGATCAGACCCTGCGTATATTTCCTTTCCATATTTCATCCCTTCCTATCCTTCTGCGATTCCTAACCGTACTTCTTCGTTCTGCAGGTATGGTAAAAATAGTCTGCCGCATGTCTCTCCGTCCAGGATCAAGGATGCATCTACTGTGCCTCCACTCGTCGGCATGCGATCCGCAATCTTATCAGCAAGTGCATCCATCCAGCCAGTATTCTTTTCCAAAGGCAATACTGCTTCGCGTCCAGCTTCTCCAATCTCCGCCAGTGTAGCCCCCGTGGTAATTCCTCCGTTAGCCAGTCTGGGCAATGTAACACGAGGCACCTCCGGAATATTAAAACCTCCGAATGATTTTCCACCAAGACCAGGTATCCAATCAGGTACATCAAACTTGATACTATTGATCGACTGCACCATTCTGTTAATTGCATCTACCAAGCCATTTGCCATTGTTTCTGCTATGGACAGAATTCCATTAACTATATCCTTAAAGATCTGCTTTGCATCTTCCCAGAGTTTTTTCCAGTCTCCACGAATCAGATCTCCCAGAATTGCGAATACTCCTTTGATCACTTTAATCATTGTCGTAATTACATCTGCTATGATATCAACTGCCAATTTGACCTGTTTCCCAAGATCCTCCAAAATCGGTTGTAACATCGGAAGCACATTTTCTATAATCCACTGCAAAGGAGCCTTCAGATAATTGTCCCAAAACAGCTGTATATATTCTATCAGTACTCCCAGTAGCTCCATAAATGCGTCAATCATCGGCTTAAGGTGACTCTGATAGGTGTCATCAAACATCGTCGCCCATTCTGCCAAGACAGGTTGCATATTGTTATTCCAAAATTCCAAAAATGCTCCCAGCAAATCCGATACTCCATCTGTAAAGTTGCTAACAAATGGTGATATGTAATTACTATAGAGTGCATTGAATCCGCTTCCAACCTGCCCGACGATATCTGATACGGTCCCGGAGAATACTGCCAACACATCTATGATACCTTGTACTGCCGTTGCAATATCATCCTGGTTATTTACAAACGGATCCAACAGCAGGTGTAAAATATCATCTGCAAACTGTGCTGCGATAGCAGATACCGATAAAAAGACATCCGAGAACATCTGGATCAGATTTGCGGTCAGCTGTTGTCCGGAATCACTTCCAAACGCTGAAAAAATCAGTGCGAACGCTGCTGCCGCAGATGCAGCCAATAACAAAATATCTGCTCCGATATCAAACATCTGCGTGAGATGCTTCTTGATATCGTCTTTGTTGTCATCCAGGTACTTCTTAATTCCCCCGGTAAGGTTCTGCGCGATGGTCGCACCTATGCTGACAAAGGATGCCGCAATTGTCCCCAGGCTGGTGACGAATGTAACAGCAAAATTCCCTGCCGCATTCTTCACAGAATCCGCACTGAAGATATCTATAAAGCTGTCCTTTATGGATGCCAGGTTGCTACGAATATTCTGAACCTGTCCATCAATTCCAAGCTTTTCAAAGGCTTTCTTCCAGCCTACCGAAAACTCTTCTTTGATCTGCTTTGCAAGATCTTTGACTTTTCCAAGTTTGGAAGCCATCTTATCGCTGACCTGTACTTCTTCGTACATACCAGCGGTACTGCTGCCGCTTCCCCCGGAATCGTTTTTCTGTAATACATTCAGGTCATCGAAAGCTGCCAGTGCTCCTGCTGCCTTTTTGGCAACACCGGATGTCTTTTCCAAGGATTTTGCATAATCGACCTGCTGCTGTTTCGCTCTGGTCCATGTACTCTGCCCACTGAGCAGAGCAATAAACTGATTCATGGTGTTGATTGCTTTTGTCAGCCAGTCACACAGCCTTGCCAGCGCCGGTGTCACCATCGATACGATAGGTGCCGCAAGCGTTCCTAGCGCCGCATTCAGAGTGGCGATAGAACTTTTCAAGGAGGACATTCTCTCGTTGAAACTCCCGGAATACTTTGCCATGTTCTGGATGCCTGTCTTAAAAGATTCCACCATTGCATTAAATGCTTTTGTAATCCAGTTGAAAATCAACAGAGAAAGTGCAATCCCCTTTAGACGACTGAGCAGCGTAGACATAAGTCCCGCAGATTTCTTAGCTGACTTTCCGACTTTCTCAATCTGCTTTGCTCCGGATCCTACCTTTTTCTGCTTATCAATAATCTCATCATGTTTTTTACTCAGAATAGCCATTTCGCGGTTGGTGTCACCCAACTGGTCTGACAATTTTCGATATTCTTCCGTAGCTTTGACATCTTTAAATGCAGTACCGTCTTCCTCCATTGCTTCCAGTTCACCTTTGGCATAAGCAATAGTATTCTCGAGATCCGCCATGTCATACTGCATATTCTTAAAAGTTGTACTGCTTTTCTTGCCACCAAGTTCCAGGAATTTCTCCATACGATCGTTCAGGCCGGATAGCTTGTCCTGCGCTTTCTGAATCTGCGTCTGAACTTCTTTATATTCCTCTGTGGGTATCTTTCGGCTTTCCATTTCCCGCATGGCATTCTCTAACTGCTGCGCCCTGCGGGCAGTCTTTTCCATCCGGTTTTCAAGCTGCATCAGCTGACTGGACATATCCGCATTTTCAATTTTCGTTTTAATCCTGATCTCTCCATCATATCCGCCAGCCATTTATACAGCCTCACTTTCTAAAGATTCCCAATGCTTCCTGTTCTGCTTTTTTCTTTGCTCTTATCTGTTCCATCATGGTATCATAGTCGTCGATCTTCTCTTTTTGCTCTATTGTGTACTCCGGTTCCGGCTGATCCAGCGCATAGATCTGCTGTGCATCCTGGATAGCCTTCTTCTCCGCATCCGTCTTGGCTTCATCTTTTTTCTTTCTCCGGATCTCTATCACCTGAAGAAAAGATGACTGCTTATGAGGCATATTCCAGAGCAACCCGCAGAACTTCCACCAGTGCATATCTTCTGTTGCGAGATCAATCCCGTAGATTGCCCGGAAGTCCGCATAAATGCGCCACTGGTCAATGTCGTAATCTATCAACCGACGCTTTTCCTCACTGGTCCCATGCCCGTCATGGTGCCAGCCGTTTGTGAACCACTGAATGCATTCGTTCGCGCTATTCCCCTGTGGCATAGGTCGTTCTGACTGCGTTTCCTCATCATAAAACATAAGTCCAAGGATAGCCGCCACCCGGTCATACTCCGTAAGATCAGGATCATATTGTGCCAATGATATCTGAATTCCTATGCGGTAATCACAGTTAACGTGGTATACATCTCCGGTTGATGGATCTTCCCATTCTTCCGGGAGCGGATCAAGCATGACGTTCGTCATTTTCTTCCACCTTTTCTTCCGGTGTTATACCGTTTTTTCACCTGTTCAAATCTGCGGCCAAACAAATTATTCATAACCGGAATGACCTGCTCCACAAACTCAAACAGCGCCGTCTCATCCGGTACGATATCACCATAGATGTTCTGAATCGTGCCTTCACCAAACAATTCATCCAGTGCAGCAATAATCTCTTTTAGATACTTTACGCGGATGTTGTTAATATCCAGTGCCACCTTGATAACATCACCGGTATCTTCTGTCGTAAGCTGATCTTCTGTGTGACTATCCTTCCAGTTCTGCATTTCTGCATCACATCTGGCAGAGATGCTGTTGAGCTGGTCAATGATATGTGCAAATCTGTCTGCTGTCTGTGCATCTGCCACATTTATCCGAAGCACGGCCACTACCTGATCATCGTCCTCATCTCTGATTGCAATACTTTTATAGCCTGTGCTTAACTTTACCTGTTCCATAATTACCATCCTTTCAGAAATGGGGCAGGACTGAAAGGAACCTGCCCCATTATGCTAATTGTTCATTAACACCTACTTTATTTTACTGCGTATCTACACTGGCTTCCTTCGGTGCCCAGGTGAATGTACCATCCTCGGATATAGTAATAGTACCCTGTTCCACATCCCCATTGCCATTGATCTGTATGGTAGAAGTAAGGTTGTCCCCACCGGCTCCACCTACGCTGGAAGGGCACACTGTTACCGGTACTCTGATACAGTCTCCGGTTTTATTGGTAATGTCCGTCTTGAAGTACCTGTAATAATAGGTATTACACTCTTCTCCAGTCGGAAATTTCTTCAACAGATCATCAATTGCCTTCTGCATATCATCAGACAGGTAATCTCTCTGTGGAGACATGGATAAAGCATATCCCTTAACAGAGTTGCTGGCACTCTTCATGTTGACATACTGGGTAGACTCTGTATTCGGTCCCCAGTCCTCAGTGATCTCCTTGTAACCGTCACCCATCTCTACAATTTTGGGAGTTTTTCCACCCATGAGAGATCCGATATCCATCAGAGAGACCATGTTGGTTCTATCTTTTGCCATCTCGCTTTTCCTCCTTATTTTTTATAAAAATACCGCAGCTGCATATTCACTGCGTACGTCACTGTATTATCATCCTTTGCCGCTGCAAACACCGGGGATGTTCTATCGATGTATTCCAGTTGCATTCTGGAATCACTGAACGTGATCCCGCTCTCCTCCAGCCATCCTGCCAGCTGCTCCAGCATCGTCTGATCATCTATGTTTGCCCGGTTGGTATCCGCAGAACATTTGTAAGCTATCTGGAACGGGTACTGTGCCTCATAACTGCCGCTCACATACCGTTTGAGGTATACGGCACCCTGCATCGGGAACAGTCCGATAGATCTGTCCTCATTGAGATTGCTCCATTTCACGGTGCTGTTGTCGGCGGTAAAGCTTTCCGGATAATCCGGATACCCAAGGACCAGTTCCAATATGCCTTTCTGCACGCTGGTCGCATCCTTAACCGTCAGTAATTCCTGCTTTTCTTCCATCATTTTCCTCCTATTTCAAAGTGAGGTAATATATCTTCGTAGCTGTCCACAGACGTGATCCGGTATGTGCCATAATAGTGATCTCTGAAATACTCATACACCCTGCTGTCCGGCAGAGTTGCACCGGTGCAATTTCCCTTTACGAAGAAATCTTTCTCCGGGGAAAATGTCAGGTACCGTTCTTTTTCCTTCGCAGAGAGCAGTTCCCATTCCTTCGGATCCTTGTACGGCTTCGGCAGGTTCTGATAGGACATGTACAGGGTGACCGCTGCCGCTTTGTCCTGTCCACTTTTCGACGCTGTCACACTGTTCTTTTCCACAAGATCTGCTTTTTCAAGTACCGTAAGATAATATTTTTCTTCCTCTGTTTTGGGATCAAATGCCCGGTTAAACAGAGTAACTACTTTGTTATCCCAGAACATCATCCCACCCCCGCATACAGCAGTCCTGTTCCTGCCAGGTACTCACAAACCGTATCATAGAAGAGATGGTTCTGTGCTGTCTTGTCTCCCAACACCTTATCTATCAGAGTTTCATTGCTTCCGAAGCTGACAGATCTTCCGCCGGAAGACATGGACTTAATATTTGCCACAGTCTCGTCGTTGGCATGTGAGTTCTTGTAATCGATCTGATACATAAGATCTGCCAGGGCGCAGGTAGCCTTTTGGATTTTCTCTCCGTATTCGGCGACTGCATCCGCATCAATGTTTCCAAAAGTCAGCTGATCCAGCTTTGTGCTGGCACGGTCATTCCATTTTGGAAAAAGGGACTCCCCAATGGAATTCCCATAGTATTTTTTTGAGTAAAAATCATACGTAGTATATCCCACCAGCAAGTCCCTCCTTGTTTATGCGAAGTCAACCAGTAAATTGCTGTCCAGTTCCTTAATACCGTAGATAATATCGAAGGATACCTTATCCTGTTTATGGTCGGAATCGTAGTCCATTACCACACGAATACCCAGTCCATCAGCAGATGCGATATATGCATTCTTGTTGCCAAGAGGTAATTCCAGATTACGGGTTACCAATGCAAGGCCATTTCTGTGGAATCCCAGCGCATGTGCCTTGTTTACGACGAATGCATCCGCATCATTTACTGCAGCAGGGATATTCTGATCTACTTTCAGCGTTCCGGCTCCAGCAGATAAAGTGCAATCCTCGGTAACAGTATAAAGATATCCATCTACAATCAGCTGATCACCCTTTAAGATGGTTCCGGCTGCTGCCTTTCCATCAGATACTGTAAACTGTGTTGCATTTTTAACTCCAGTCACCTTGTAGGCAGTTGCTGTACCTGCTGTTGTGTTCTGATTTTCGGGGCAGTTCTGAGACATATAGGTCTCACAGGTATACACTTTTCCGATTTCCGCTTCTTTCAGTGCCTGGGAATCCCCCTTGTAACACTGCTTCGCAAAATTGTCCAAAGTGTTGTACTTGTACAGTGTGGTGGGCGGCAGTACCAGTCTCCGGTTTGCTCTGGGTGCTTTTGCCTGATCCAGTTCTTTACCTACTCCTGCTATATCATCAATCTTGGGTGTCGCAGAAACGCTTGCTTTTCTTGCTGCCTTGGAAATACCAACAGCCAGCAGATCCATATCTACCTGCTGTGCCAGTGCTTCCATTGCCGGAGTAATCACCTGTGTGCTGAAGTCCTTAATGTCTAAGGTCAGTTCTTTCGCTCCCACATTGACTGTGATGTCGCGGAATCTGTCCATCTTTACGGTTACAGACCCTTCTGTGATGTCCTGTGCCTCCGTCTGTCCCGTGAAGTTCTTTGCGACGAATGTTGCCGGTTTCCTTACGGTGATAGTATCACCTACTTTTACAAATTCCTTGGAATAATCTCTGTGTACGAGATTTGCCATTGTCAAATTGCTCTGCAGCACCAGGAGTGCTTCATTCGCAATGATCTGTGGTGTTAAAATTTTGTTCGGCATTATTTTTTCCTCCTATTGATTCTGATTCCTCCACTTTTTATAAGTTTCGAAATCCATCTTTTCAGGGTCTCCTGTGATCTTTTCTGTATCACTTCCACCCATCGGTTGTGTAAACTGGGCCTGATTGTCTTCATCCTGCTCTTTCTGCTCATCCACAAATGCTCCGGAATCATTTTTCTTTGCTTCTTCGAGCAGATCACTAAATCCGATCAGTTTACCGTTCTTAACTGAAACACTTGCGGTAATCTCAGCCATAATGGACTTTCTCGCAGATTCTGATGTGAATTTCACATCTTTCATTGCTTCAGTCAGCAGATCTTCTTTCTCTCGCGCTGCAATCTTCGCATTATAGTCCTTCTCTGCCTTTTCTGCTTTCTCCTTCCACTCATCCCGTTCCTTTTTGATGGCATCCATGTCCTTTCCATCAAATCCTTTCAGAGTTTCCTCTGCTGTTTCTGCTCTGGTTTTCCATTCGTCACGATCAGTTTCCGCTGCTTTTACCTTCTTTTCGAGCTCAGCCTTAGAAAATAGTTCCTCACCCATGCTCTTTTTTACAGCCTCTTTCTGTTCGTCTGTCAGTTCCAGACCGAGTTTTTCCAGTTCGCTGATTACCTTTACCATGTTTCTACCTCTCTCTTTCTCTGTTTTTACTCCGGTCAGCCCGGCGCGATCGAGTTGCTATTTACCCCATAGCTGGCATTTTTCAAATTAAAAAGGCACGCCCAAAACAGGACGCACCTTAGCGGTCATCCTATAATTTTTGTAGGTTAGCGAGCAGACCTCTTGTCTGCCCGGTTGTGCTCTTTTTAATTGTCAATATAATTCTAACACGTTGCACTGCAAATTTTGTACCAATTTTTACACAAAATAAGAGAGCCTATTACTAAGCCCTCTTCTAAATTCAACATCCTATTTATCTATACGTTCCTCACGGATGGCTGTGCAAATCATAGACAATGATTCTGCATAACTGATAACTGTTTGTTTGTCCTCCTGTGAAGCATTTGATTTCAAAAAAGCCTGTACCTCTTCCTCCAGTTTAACACACTCTTCTGCACTCTTCTTAGGTGCCATAATTTCGTGACACAACCGTTCCGCCTCCGTCCAATTCTCCGGATGGCTGTTCTTCTCATTTGTCTCCCGTACTATTTTCATAAATTCATCAAATGTCATTGTATCACTCCTTTTAATGCTTGCAAAAATAACATGACATCATTGTACTCTGAGAATGTTACTCCCATAGTTCTCAAACTGTCATCTACTTTGTCTTCAAGCCACTGGTATCTCTCCGGCAATGGAATATTAAACAGTTCCTGTGCAAACTCCATATCTGTTCCATATTCAAATTTGCCGTTTATCGCCCTCAATATTGAAACCTGATCTGCATAACCTTCCACAGATGCTATTTTCATTTTTTCACAGATCGTCTGTTTCAGAAATTCTACCGATGCTTCCTCTATTGCCTGATTCTGGAAATACACATTTGCATCATAATAGCTTTCGGAGCAAGAATGTAACATTTCATGCCATAAAATACCATCATCTGCGGTGGCAACAAGTGCTATATTGCACGACCACTCTTTCATTCCTATTGCTTCACCGTCAATTAAAGAATCATGAACAGAAATAGTGCCACTCCACATTGACGCTCTATCAGAATATTGTGTAATTTCTCTCCTGATCTGTTGTGCTGTACTCTTAAATTCCTCTTCTGTTCTTTTAGTATACCCCACATTTTCTGCCTTTTCCATAGGTTCTTTTATGGAATTGCTGTAAGCTGTTGCCCGACCATTTGCAACAGATGCCTGCTTTTTCTTGAATCCTGCCACTTTCAGCCGCTCTGCCTGAGTCTGCAGATCATGTTCTGCACAGAAATGCTCATATGCCTGGTTCTGTGTCCGCAGCTTATATGCCAGCTTATCATACTGCGGCTGTAACATCTCTTTTACATCCGTTTCTGCCACTCCATCGATTTCCGCCTTTTTCATCAGTAATTCCCGCTTGGTCTTCCGGATGGCGCGTTCCATTCGACGCTGTTCCTGCTGCCGCTGGTAAAGTTCCTGGCTCTCGTGGATGTCAATCTTCGGCTTACCATCTGCATCCACGTAAGGATTCCGGAGTGACGGATCCCACGGCTTATGCGAATGTCTGCAGTTATACCCATGCAGGCCTAAAGGATTCACAACGGTTCCCTGTCCGCTGTCAGGATCTATGGTATACCCTGTCGCTTCCAGCAGATTTTCTATTCCATCATCCCTCCCAACAATTTTATAGACCTTGCCCTGCCAGTGATCATGCGATCTCAGATCTTCCGGATGCTTATCATCGTGTCTGGCACCCATATGAGCCGATACCAGGACATATTCTATCCCGCCCTCTGCTATGTACTGATTCGTTACCTGTGCCGCCGTCTGATTCATCGATGTCACAATGCAACACCGGACTGCTGCCTCCAGTGACCTGGTTGCTCCTGTCGGATAATCAATCGTCACTCCTTTTTGTGCATACCGATCCAGCACCTCGCACACTGCACTGCTATATGACTGAAAACCGGTTGCCACTCGCAGGTCCACCTCATTCAGCAGATTCAGTAGATCTTTCTGCGACTGCAGCATGGTTGTCCTGGTCAGATTATTCAATTCTCCGAACGTTTTCTGCATCTCTGCATTCATGGCAGCTATCACAGCATTGTTTTGCAATGGTGGTGTCACAGTCCCCAATTTACTCAGCACCTCTTCATCATCAGAAAATGATGTCATTACACTCTCTCGCAGGATCCTGCGGACCTCTTTTTGACTCAGGCCGGACAATTTTGCAATTTTCTTTACTATCTCATCATTATGCAGTCCCAGCTGCTGTAATCTCCACAGTTCTCTGTCTGCTGTCCCGGAGATCTCACCATTTTTCAGTAAACGCATAGCTATGTCCTGCAGAATCCAATCTTCCAATTCCTGGTACAATTCCACAAGTTTATCTGATTTTCCATAAAAATAATCCGGTGTCAGCATTAACCTTTTCCTGCCTCTCTCTTTACAAGATCCACCCATTCTGATCCGTGCGCCTGCTTTGCCCGCTCAAACCAGTGATCTCCGGTTCCCTCTGTATGATATTGTAAAGGTCTACCCGTCGGCTCCTTTTTCTCATACTTGTCTGCAAAAGATCTACCATCTGATGTGAGATACAACTCTCCTGTATACTGGTAGTGCGCATATGGTGTGTTGTACGCTATCTCGCCACCATAAATCCCTTCCGGGTAGTTCACACTTCCGCGCAGTGCCCCCTGGGAAAATGGAATATATTCATCACAGTCAGCCACCACCTGCATATTCAACAACTTCTGTGCATTTGCAATGTTCTGGTCCAATCTGTCGGTATTTATTCGGATATCAATGCATCCGATAGTTTTTCCATACTGCATGTTTTATCATCCCTTATCCTTATAAACAATTCCTGCGGTCCTATCAAATCTTTTTCATCACAGTTCGGTCCTACTGGATGCCCTTCTAAAGGGATAAATCCTCCCTTTGCAAATTTAGGTAACTGTAACCTAATTGCTTCCTCTATAATCTCATTCGGTATTTCATTCATTCCCTATCACTCCTCGTCAAATAACCCTTTTTTGTCGTCTCCGCTTGCCTCTGCCACTGCTGCCTTAGCTTCCACCTCTGAATATCCCTCAAATCTCACAAGATACTGCCATTTCGGTATATAACCACTGTTTGCAAGCTGGAGGTTTCTCTTTCTATCCTCTTCTTCGTTATAGGTGATATCCCCGAAGTCATACTGTGTCTCATAATCTCCTGCCGGTTCCAGATTGTACAGATCTGCAAATACTGCCTGCGCATAGAACAGATCATCAAGTCCTGCCTGCATGGCATCCCGGACATCTTTGATCAGCTGGATGGTTCTTCTGTCATCCGACTCCACCTGTGTTGCTGTCACCATCCCTGTTTTTTCATCAATTACAAAATACCCATTGGAAAATCCACACTTTACCCCGATAATAGATAATTGCTGATTGATTCCTGCTTTTCTGATCTCTGTATTCAGCTGAGGAATAATCTCATGATAATAATCTGAATTTTCCCCGTTAATTGTTCTCACATATTTAGGCAGATTTAATTTCTGTCTGATTACATTTCCTTTTTCATCCTTTTTGGCCGGGAGCTGCACCACTCTCTCATCCAGCAAAACCATCTTACTACTGTCTTCGATCTCTTCTGCATTCCTACTGTAGGCGATATCAAGGTCTCTTAACTCTTCTAATGCCTTTGAAAATGCTGACATTCCCAGCGGACTTCTCCGATCAATCCTGTTTACAGACGGCATTCTGAGCACACCAAAAAGCATAGAGTTGATTTTTCCACCGTTCTTTTTGGAAATATGCACATCAGGCTGCAGTGAAGACCATTTTGTATACTTCAGTTCTATCTCTTTCCCCAGCTCTCCGGCATTTTTACTTATGAACGCTCTGTTTGATACAACGTAGTACATTGTATCTGTATATTTTTCTGCCTCTGGCATCTTTACCCTGGCAGAAAGGAAACGGTGATACTCCAGTTTTGTATAATAATCTTCTCCGCTCTGGTACTCATCCTGGAATACAATACCGTAAATTTTTCTGTTTCCATCTATTGCCGTGATTTCCATCTGATCCGGTGTTACAAGATCCACTCCCGTTCCATTCGGCTTCAGAATAACCGTTCCAAAAGCACACATTGATTCCGTCCACTCCCTGATATGATCTTTCACACAGGTGTCCCAGAAATCTTTCATGTATTTTGCCCGTCTGCCATCAAAGTTGACATCAATTGCCAGCGTTGCGAGCCTCGCTATTTCTTCACATATAAACCCTGCAAAATTTATTGTTCTGATCCCGTTTTCCGGATCCAGCCATTCCGGTTCTCCATTATAAATATTCATCCATTTCTGGATTGCATCCTGCATCGCTCCCGATGTGATACCTGTTACCTGAAACTTGTCCTTGATTTCTGATTTGAACATACTATTCCACCATCCTTTGATTGCTGATATGATTCCCATTTTTGTTCCACCGCCTTAAATTAATCCTCTGTTATATCTTCGTGCCACTGTATAGATAAAATATCTGATCAGGTCCATGTGATGATCATTCTCTTTTATTACACGATCCTCTCCCACAGCTTTGTCATCCCAGGCATACGCTCCAAATTCTTTTTTCGTTTCCACGCAGCTATCATGAATCTGTAGCATCCCCAGATTCAGATACTTAGTTACCTCCTGGATGCCGTTAAGGACATCGTTATTTCCGTCCGTACAGGTATATTCTCCGTATTTCTGTATGGTTGCCTTCATGGCTGCTGCCGATGGATCAATTACTATGGATGTTATCGGGAAATCCCCGGCAACATCTTTTATGATCTGATAATACGCCTCATTGTCCAATGTGACTTTTTTCTCCCGCCCGGAATAATGTCCCTCTCGCAGCATCCTTACTCTGCCACTGTCCTGCAGTTCCATGAGACCCACTGCAAAAGGATTCATTGTGCCATAATCGATTGACAGATAGTACGATGCCTGTCCAGAATACTCACATTCTCCGTGGAAAACGTTGCGCTCCTCGTTAAACATTCCGTACACGAGTCCCTCAGCAATTACCCACAGTCCAAGAATGTATCGTGAGTAGAATACCCCGCTGTACATTGCCTTATATCTGTCCTTGATTTCCTTTGTAAGAGACAGATTATCGTCCATCGTAAAATGGAGATAGATCAGCTTTTTCTTTTCTATGTCATCAATCCAGTTTGTTTTAAACCAATGGCTGGGAGAATCCGGGTTACAGTTAAACCAAAACTTCGATCCACTCACGGAGCATCGACCGGTCGCCTGATTGACGAATGATTCCGGCATTAGTGCCACCTCGTCGAAGAACATTCCGGCAAGAGTAATACCCTGTATCAGATCCTGTGATCTCTCATCTTTACCACCGAATATGTAGAAAAAATTTGTCACATCCCCTTTTGATATGACGATCATGTTGTCAGATCTGTGATCTGATACCTGATATCCTCTACTCTTCAGCATTAGTTTCAGCCAAAACAGCACATTTCTCCGGAAGGATCCTATGGTCTTTCCTGCCATTCCAAGGTTTTGCATATTGAAGGTGGACATTGCCCATATTACAAAACTCAGTGACATGCACAATGTTTTACCTGATCGAATAGCTCCGTCTGCAATAATTCCCTCTTTTTCCCGGACAGGAGAATCTTTACACCACCATGTAAGTACCTTCTTCTGCTTTTCTGAAAATGGTTTGAACTCGAATCCCTTCTGGCGATACCGTACCAGCATTTTTGTGGCATTCTTCCATGCATTTTCCCTTACTTTTTTGACTCTCCTGTCAAAATCCGTCCAATCAACCATCTTCCGACCACACTTCCTTTGCAGATGCATTCAGCATATCAAGGAAATTATCCTGTTCTGATTCATTCTCCTGCTCTTTTCCTTTTGTCTGCATTTCCAGTCTTATGAGTTCCAGTTCGAGCTTACGCTTATCAAATTCTTTCCGATGCTTGTCATCCGGATTCATCTCAAAGAATTTCGTCAACCAGTTTATAGCCTTCTGACGATCCTCTATCTCAATCGAAACTCCATCTTTTGTCTCTTTCACTTTCTTTATCAGCTGTGTGTCCACAAATCTGGAGTCTCTTGGATACACTCTCATTTCATCGTATCTCGCAATATCTCCAAAATCCGCAAAAGCAATTCTCATCTGTAATTCAACGATGTCGCTTTCATCTGCCACGATCTGCTTTCGCTTGATTTCTTTCAATCTACCAATTTCTTTTTTTATACAAGGTTTTACAAGGAGCTTATAGCCCTCTGCATTGGCTACATCATAACTGCTGGCGTATGCTTTTAGATAACTCTGCGTTGCATTAAACGTCCTGGCATAATATACGCAGAACAACTGCTGTTCCGCGGTAAGCTCCTCGTTCTGAAAAGTCTCTTTCGTCCCATCATCTGCTTCCTGTTTTTTCTTCCCCTTTTGACAATCCGAACGTTCGCTTTTTGATGCCGAACGTTCGCCATCCCAGTTATGAGTACTTTTCCACCTTCTGACAGTCCCAGGAGGTACCTGCAGATTGGCAGCAATGTCTACCAGTTTCATCCCCTGCATGTACATCTCATATGCTTTTTCACTTATCGGATTCCTTTTTGCTGCCAACAGATCACTCCCTTTCTAGGTAATCCCTATACCATGATTATAATTCACCTTTTCTTTTAATTTGTACCATTTTACAGTAACGAAAAAGAGAGGATCACTCCTCTCCTTTTTCCTGCTGCCTCAATATCCTCTCTGCTTTTCTTCTTTTTCGGTAAAAGCAGTTACGGCTTATGGCAATAACTCCATATTTTGCTTCCAGTTTGTCATATGATCTGTTGTATTCAATGGATTCTGCCAGAAGATCTGCCAGGTATCCATCCACAGATACACACACTTCATGGATTTTTTCCCTGTTCTGTGGTCTTTTATCCATTGCTCTCCTTTCTGATGACTGCTGCCTCGTATGATCTTATGCCAACCTGGTTGCACCGGTGCAACTTGTCATGCTACTCTATTGTATTTGTGCTGCATTTCTTCAATATCGTCGATCAAATAATACTGTACTGTCATATCAGGCTTTGCATGGCCCAGTAATTTACTCACCAGCAATACATCACCCGTCTTACGATATAACACGCTGGCAAATGTCTTACGATACACATGCACGGTTGCTGTTATCCTGGTTACTCCTCCCCTGACTGCCATCTCCTTGGCCAGCTTTTCTATGCCATACTCTCGCATCCGATTGTACGGTGCTCGGTCTGCCAAAAATAACGGATCCGTCCCAGGCCTGTCCCCGATATAATTTCTCAGCGCCATCACAGCTACCGGAGTGAGCATTCCTGTGCGATATGTGTCCGTTTTTTCTGCGTAAATTGATACCTGCTTATTTGTCAGATCAATATCTGACACGTTGAGGTAAGAGATTTCACCTACACGCATGCCGGTACAAATCATCAATTCAAACAATGCCTTCTCCTTTGGCGTTTGCAGCGCATAGCGGATAGTTTCAACTTCCTCATCTGTCAATCGTACCTTCTTTTTCTTGATCTGCTTAACCTTATCTACTCCGTCAACAATATTATCCTGGATATGTCGCTTCTTAAATGCTCAGGAAAAGAATGTGCATAAGTACCGGTATATTGTGGATTTATAATTGTGGCTGATGTGATCACGATAGGATCTAACAGCAAGGTAATCTGTGATATCCTGCGCTGTCACATATTTATAATTCTTGTTCACAAAGTCAAAGAATTTCTTTATGATTCCAATATAACTCCTGATAGTTCCGGCATGGAGTCCTGCTGCCACGCCGTCTACGCAATACCTTTGCATTAACCATTCATTGTCATGCTCCATAGTCATAGGCAGCTGTTTGATTTCTGCCAACTCGAAATCCTGCATTTTAACATAAAGAGTGATTTTCATGCGGTCAATCTGCTCCTTAGTCATAAAACTGTCCAGTTCATACGCAACTTCATTAATCAGGTCTGTCTTTGTCATAGGCTGTACCTCATTTTCTAATTGCCTGCCAGCTGATCATATGGTATGATACTGGTAAGCAGTTGAGCGGTAGATGATATCTTTGGACGGATGGTCTACCGCTATTTTATTGGCATCGATTGCAGGCCCCTCTGCAGCTGGAATTTCAAACGGTGTATTATGTACTTATTACACTTTTACAAAATTATCTTTTCTATCACTCCTTTCATCTCCCTGGAATGTCCCGGGAATGCCGCACAGATATGTACGACACTCCCAGATCTTCCGTAGTACGTTATGTACTACATTCCGAAATACTTCCGAAACCAGAAACAGTCATTCCAGTTATGGAGCCGGTCGCAAACAGGATCATTAGTATCAGCGTAATTTTTCACTGTTACTCCCTCTGCCATTTCATCTTCCCAGATATCCGCTTCGCGCTCGTAGTTGTCCAGGTCTACATTGCTGTCATCGTAATTAGGATCCAGGTCTTCCATTCCGTGTCTGTAGTACTCTTCTTTTTTCATTTGCATTTCCTCCCATAGGTTTTCATTTTTGCAAGACGTATTTGTCTTACATATGGATATGTCAAAAAAAACCGTAAAGAAAAGCATTTTTTGAAAAATATTTTTATTTTTTCAACTTTTTCGTATTTTTCTTACATAAATATTTTTTGGGTTAAATTTCAGTTTAGTTATTTACTTCTTACTGGTAATCCTGTTTTCAAATCAAACTTATAACACGCTTCAAAACATCTACATTTATCATCCATATCGTGTAATTTCTTATCAATATTGCAACCGAGCATTGCATTTCTCCCCTCTATTCTTTCTGAATGTTTGCAATGGCAACAAGTATTTTGTTTATTATTCATCTATGTTCACTCCTTCTCTAAATCCTAAGTTACACATATTTCTTATGTGCCTGTTCCAATTCCTGCTCCGATATATCCAGATAGATCTGTGTGGTCTCTATGCTCTCATGTCCCAGGATCTTAGATACCTGCTCTATCGGCATTCCTCTGCGCAGGGCAAATGTGGCTCCCGTTCGACGGAATCTATGCGGATGCACCTTTTTCACATTACTTTTATTTCCAAGTACCCGCAATCTGCTACCCAGTGTGCTCTTTTCAGCGTGACCGCTTCCTACCAGCTCCGGTACTTTCCACCAGTCATACAGTTTTACATGATATTTCTTACATTCCGCTGTGAAACCACTTCCCGGTCCTACTTGGATGCAACAGTTGGGGAAAAGATACTCATTATTGTCGTTCCTCATGCTGAGATATCTTTCCAGGTGTATCTTTGCCCTTGCATTGATGTAGCAGATTCGATCCTTGTTACCTTTTCCATGCACCAGCACACTCTCATGATCCGGTGATATGTCCTCAATTTTCATCTTTGCCAGTTCCTCTATTCTGCACCATGTGGAGGACAGCATTTCAAAAATGCACATTAACCTGACATCGTCGCCAATGTTCAATCTCAACTGCTCAATCTCAGCCTCTGTAAATGCTGACTTTTTTATCTTAGGAGTCTTGATCTCATCTACCTTGTTCATCGGATTTTTCAATAGATATTCTTCTTTTACCATCCACTGGTAGAATGAAGATATTACCCGGAGCATATTCTTTTGATATACCTTACTGACATGATCTCTGACCTCTTTCGTTGCCAGATACAATTTGATATCATCCGAAGTTATCTCCATAGGTGATTTCTGTGTCTCACGGAAAAATCGCCCGAGCTCATCTCTGTAGTGTCTGATGGTATTGTCCGTCCTGCCTGCCACCCGCTTATTGATCAAGAATAGGCGGACATATTTTTCAATGTCATTCTCATTTACCACCGCCACTTCTGTGCATCTCTCTGTGACTTCGTATTTATCCAGTATAATAATCAGTCTGCTCTTAAGTGCATCCGCATCTACGCCATTGCCGATCAGCAGCATCATGATATCATTCATCAATTTGTCTCTCATATCAATACTCCCATCTGCCCCGGCGTAATAAGCATATGTGATTTTTCTGTTGTCCGCGGATCATAAGGAGCATGCAAAGTGTCTCCCTGGACACATATGGCTTTAATTCCTAACAGACTCAGCTGGAGGTAACACATATACACGCCCTTCCAGTCAAGGTCCTGAGCTACCACCTGTAGCTTTCTCTGATAATCAATGCCCTGATCTCTCATTCTTTCTGCCACAGCTATGATCATTCCACCGCCGCCACAGCTCGGCTCACTAACGCGATAAATACCATGTTCGTCTGGTTCCAGCAGTGCCAGGTTGGCACATGCCTGGCTTAAATGGTATGGTGTAAAAAATTGCCCTGCCGCCTTACTTCCCATGCCTGATTCCATGTAAATCTGTCCCAGTACATCTGCCATAGTTCCTTCTAATGTTTCCACCAGTAAGTCAAACATTTCTACCAGCTTCTCTCTCTCTTTATCGTTGTATTTCTGTATGGTGGCTCTGTATTCATCTTCTCTTCTCTGCCATACTTTATCATGGATCATTGCAAGAGAGTTGCTGATTGCCAGTGCACTGCACTTTGTCCAGTCCGTAAATACCTCATATGCGGAGTATCTTCCTGCCATACTGTCTATAATTTTGATAATATCTTTCTTACGATCCATAGCATCGCCACTTCCTTTTCCGCAATAGTTTAACTAATGTCTGATATCTCCTGGATTGTCAAAACATAATACTGTTTTCCCGGTTCTGCTCCCCATTCCACTTTTCCGGTGCCAGTCCTCAGAGAGCACTTTGCTACAAAAGAGGGGCTGTTGCCAGAGTAGCCGTTCCGGAACCGGATCTCCCGGATGGCGGAGCCATTAAACGGTTCTGCTTTCCACAGATTTGCAAATCGCACCTGATAATATGGCGTCATTTCCCGGTATTCTTCCTGCTTCTCGCCAGATAAGATCATATCAAACCATTTTTTCTTGATCGGTAGTGTCAGCATGACTGCTTCCTCCTTCCCTTCCATTCCAGTCCCATCGTTGTGAGTTCTCCGTAAGAAAAGCACCTCTTAAGTCCTGTTTTGCAATCGCGTGTCTGGACCATGTATGGATAAATTGCGGTTACCTCGTATTCTCTGACCTCGCTGATAAATCGGTGTTGTCCCCGTCCGCGTGTCTCCAGCGGCTCCTCTATGATCTTGTGTTCTGTTTTGATGATAGTGCCTATATGTATGTTGCGGATGCGCGGCGCAGGATCCGGCAGAAGATTGCCGTCCCAGTCCTTATACTGCATTGTAGTCTCCTTCCTGGACGACTGCTGCCTCTTGGTATCAGCGGCCGCCCCGTGGCTTCGTTTACAGTGTCTATTGTGATTCACTTTATCCAAAAGGCTTATTGATTTTTCTGGGCTGCCAGTGCTTTCTGTACGGCAGCATAGTAATTATTCACTCCGGCGATCAGGATCTCCGTCTCGGTCTTTGCCATTTTTTCGGCGCAGTATTCCAGTCGCCGCTTTTCCTCCGGCGTCATCCGGATGATCTTGCTTATTGTTCTGCTTTTCATCTCTGCGCTCCTTTCGTGTATATACAAATTTGTATATACATCATCCCCACTTGTTATAGGTCAGGGCATCCTCGCTCCAGTCCGGATAATGGTCCTGCAAATACGCTCGGAAGAGTTGCAGCATTTCCTCCCGTCTGCCCTTGTTTCCGTTATCCAGCATCTCATGGTGACTCTGGCAGCCCAATGCACCATTCTGCGGGATCCCGAGACCACCCCGGGAGCGCGGTATGTAGTGCATGATGCTCTGCAGCTGCTGTCCGTACCAGGTGACGTCCTCCATGTGATATCCCATACGGCAAAAGATGCACTGGTACAGATCCCGCTCCTTGATGCTCTGACGAGAGGCGGCATTAAACTCCCTCGCTCTCGCCTGTTTCGACATCTTCGACATTCTGCCCGCCTCCTTTGCTGAGTTCTTCCAGGCGGTCCAGATAGCCGGAGATATCAGACAGCTGCTGTCTGGCGGCAACGATCAGATCCATCTCGACATATCGTACCAGGTTCTCCACGCTGCCACGGATGGACTGACGATAAGCTGCGCGCTGGTCTCCTTCAGATGGGCAATATTGCGGAAAGTCGTTTTCAATGTCTGTCTGTCCCGGTACCTGCTCTTCCGTACCCATGGTGTCGGTATTCTGTTTCTGTTCAGATTCCCCGGAGCATGAGTCAGTTACCTGTGTTTCCGGCTCTTCCGGTGCCGGATCCGGTGCGGCTCCCGGGATGGTCATCTGCTCCGGCTTCTTTTCCGGTTCCTTGGGCTTTTTCTTCGGTTCTGTGTTTGCTTTGGTCACACGGGATTCCTTACGCTTTTCCGGTTTCTTTTCTTTCGGAGAGTCGGTCGGTTGCACCGGTGCAATTTCCGGTTCTTCCGGAGTCAGGTCCTCGCCATAGAGTTTCTTGTACTGCTCCTCAGGACTGCTGCCTCCATCTATGAGAGACCGGACTGCATCACAGATCTGATCCTCTGTGTATCTGCTCCGCTCCAGCGTTTTCAAATTCACGATGGTGGCTCCATCAGAATTTATAATGATCTGTGTCCTGCGCTCTCCCGGGATCCGGACGGTGTACACCGCATCCCCTTGCGGTATCAGTGCATCCATAATTGATGTGCTACGCGGATACTGTCCCTTATTGCATATTTCCCACAACTTCCGGAAGAGTTCTTCCTGTTCCTTACCCAGCTGCCAGAGGTTTCTTTTCAGTGGCGATCCCTCCGGCGGAAGCATAGGCTTGTCCGTGACGGCTGCTGCCTCTGCCCGCTCGATTTCGACTTCAATGTCAGATACCTGATTTTCAGCCTTTACTTCTGCCTGGATTTCCTTAAGTTCTTCTTTGGTCAAGTTTTTAGGCAAAACCTCATTTATCTCATCCGGGATGGTCAGCATTACGGCCAACTTGGAACTTCCAATCCCCTGGTACTGCTGTTTCAGCTGTTTCGAATTACCACCTTCCGAAAAGCGCCTGTTAATATTGATAAACCGGTTTGCCTGGGATGCATCCACGCCGTACTCTGCATAGGCAAATTCCTCCATGTTTTTATATCCGCTGGATCTTAATATGTCCGTTTCTGCTGCCTCTCTCAGCAGGTAGCCGATCAGCACAAATTTCTCTGCTGCCTGGGTAAATGCTCCGTCCAGCTCCTGCTTATACTTCCTGTATCTTTCTTCATAGCTTATGATTTCTCCCATCAGATTACCTCCATCAGATCTTCTGCCAGTCCTTTCAGGACCACAGTATTATTCTTTGCCTTCAGTTCTTCTATGTTCTTCTGCCGCAGGATCTCACTCTGTGCGGCATATTCATGATCCTGTTTGCTCATACGCTTGCGGATCACCTTCTGCCACTCCCTCAGGAACGGCTTGATCTCTTCTATGCCCGGTTCCTCGTCGTAGGCTCCCCTGTGCTGGCGGATGGTACCGCCCGGCTCCACCTCTATTGTATAAAAAGGCTTGTCCGGGGACGACTGCTGCCGCAGGAAGCAGATATAGGTCTCTCTGCTGACAATCCGGTCAAAATACCGTTCTGTGTTGCCTACGCAGTGATGCAGTGCCATGCCCTCTGCCGTAATCTCCATAAAATTCTTTGGAACCAGAATGCAATAGCTGTCGTTCTGATATTCAAACTTCGCACTGATCTCTGAGAGAATATCCTCATATCCCGGATACTTCTCCCTCATCTCCTGCGCCTGTCTTGCCGCTTCTCTTGCATCCCGCTTCCGCTGGATCTCTTCCCTGTGCAGTTCCATCTCTGCATTGACTTCGTCATGCCGGCGCTTTAATTCCCGGGGACGGTACACCAGGGCATCATCCATATGTTTTCCCAGTTCTTTTGCCATGCTGAGGTAATCCTCGTACTGATCCCAGACTCCCGCTATGGTTCTGCTGGGATAGCTTTCTTTTTTCTGCCGGTTGATGTAATTCATTAACTGTTCCGGTGTCAGGTATTTTCCCGCTTCTGACCGCAGATAATTATCCGGTTCTATCTTATTTTTTTCTGCCCAGGACAAATACTGCTCTGACAGCTTCCTGTTGTTGAGGTCTGACCACTGCAGCCAATGCAGCATACATATTCCGCCATCTGCCTGTCTGAGACGGTTGATCAGCTGTTTGTCCTCTATCTGCAGGATCTCCTCTGCATTTTCTCCGGATACATCAATCGTGCTTCCGGAATATCCGCCCCAGTAGGTGATGCATAGTGACAGTTCATTCAGCAGACGATAAAATCGCCCTTTGGCCATATATTCCGCAATCCCCGTAAACTCCTTATTGCTCTCCACCATGAGACCGTTATAGTGCGCTTTTATTCCCATCTGGGCAAGCTTCGGAAATACATCTGTCCATGCCTCATATGCCGTTCCATGTAATCCGGCCTGAATACCTTCTGTGTCCGGATACAGGTAGGCGCTGTGCCATCTTCGGTTGCTGTTGTTTCCGGTGCTCCATCCCGCCCAATACAGATTTCCGTAATAATATATTTTCATGATTTCTTTTTTGGTATCCCGAAGCATCATCAGTCGGATATGCTCATCCAGGTCGGTGGTTCTTGTTCCGGTTCTGTCCCACTCAACCGTTACCTTAAAATGCCGCTCTACACCCTGCTTTTCATCCACGTTATGGATCATGGTGAGCCAGTCTGTTACACTGATGATATCTGCTTTCTTATTCACGGTCAGGAGATGTCCGCATAGAGGACAGGTGATCTGCTTCCTGTGTTTCACCGGTACACCTGCTGCCTTCTCCGGGAAATCTCCGCCGCATGCCGTGCAATGGCAGGTCTTTTGCTGTTTGTCATAAAAGGCATACTGCAGATCACCTACTATCTTCTCTGTGATCCAGTCATGTACCTCTTTTCCCGGATTCGGACACTTGCTCATCAGTTTCCGTATGCGCTCCTCTTTGCTGTCTCTTGCCCGCTCCCTTTTTTCTGCGTTATAATCTGTTTCCATCTGCTCTATACGCTGCAGCACATCTTTTACCCAGTCTTTCTCTTTTTTGGTAATAGCATCCAGGTCACGGATCTGCTCCTGTGTCATCCACGCTTCGTCGCGCAGTTCGGATCCCCAGTAATACCTTTCATAATTGTCTGTGCAGCTGTTGATATTCGTTACCTTCTTTATGCCGGTATCCGGGAAATACGTGCCGTATTCCCATGTTTTCAGGTTTATCGCATGACGGCAGGTATTATTTCCGCCCTTCCACACATCCAGGATCAGGTAATTCTCCGTCGTTTGGAATGTTATATGCTTAGTTCTTTTTGCATCCGCCGGTATCACCGGTGCCCTGAGTATCTCTGTCCACTTCATGCCTGCTGCCTCCTCTCTGCTTCCGCCAGGGTGTCCAGCGTATACCAGATGCCCGGCAGGATGTTCTTTCCGTCCACATCAAACAGTTTTGCTGCGACAATCTTTCCGTTCTGTTCTGCGATCAGTCCCAGGTGGGCTCCGATGCATCCGCTTACTCTTGGACTACTGCCTCTTGCTATTGCGATTCCATCCGGTATTTTAATGTCGGCTGTCTGTTCTGCGACACACAGCATATGTCCGCTTTTCTGCCACCCATTTCTCTGTGGATGATGCAGCATGTACAGCATGGCTTCCCTGGCTATGTCACGGTTATCCAGTTCTTTCTTCAGTGTCAGTCTGGTGCATGCGATACGCGTATTCGTTCCGTCCTCTGCAATATCTCCTACTGCGGCTGCTTTGAAAAACCTGTTTCCGCGTCCCAGAGAGTAGTAGCCGATACAGTCAAGTACATACTCGCAGGCATGGAGACCGGTATCACCGCACTTTGATTTTTCTGCCGTAGCCGGTACACCCAACTGATACTGGAATGTTCCCTGTCCCATCGTGCAGGTCATGTCATTGTTCGTTGCCTTGTATACGATCATTTCTTTTCTCCCATGTAATAATCCAAGATGATCTTTTTCAGTTCATCCCTGCCACACATTCCGATCTGACCAGCACTCTCCGGCAATCCTGCTTCCTTTGTGATCCTCCTGTCTATGGTTACCCGGTTCTTTGATGCCATTTTCAGTCCTGCTGCCAGCACATCCAAAAGCTTTTTATCCGGATTAAATACGGCATTGGCCAGAGCTGCACCGTCCTCTTCCATGTGCTGTGTCGGATATTCCATCAGCATCTGGACCACAAAATCTTTCCAGTCCTTCATCTGGCTCTCCAGCTTCAGGTCCTCTGCTTCCAGTTTCAGCTTACCGATTGCTGCCATTGTCTCATTGCACAGAGTATCCTCTGCATCGTCGCTGTCCATGTAGTCCTCGGCATCCTCTTTCTCCAGTCCGTTCTCTGTGGCCAGTCCGATCAGCGCTTCCAGGTCTCCCTCTTCCTTCTGGGCGGCTGCTGCCCTGTTCAACTCCTCTACGGTATTAAATGTTCCAAATTTCTTCTCCATCTGGTCTCCTTTCCCCGGTTGCACCGGTGCAACTCCCGAATTTTTCTCGGTAGTTCAACCGTACAAGCATTGTGTACGGTTCACTTTTCTGTCAAATTGTTATATTTTCCATGTTTTGTTGACATCAACAAAATCGTCTCTAACATGAGTACTCTACTCATGCTGTCAGCTTTTCGGAACTTCTGTGAAAATGTCTTTTAATGCTCTCTTCAGTGGCATATTAAAGCGCATCCACTCTGCATACTCATGTTTCTCACCTTCCACCAGCAGGATATGACCACCCTCTTCCACATCCTGCAGGAGCATTTCCCACAAGATTGCATTTTTTACGTGATTTCCTTTAGCGCTCTTCCATCCGTCCCGTCTCCACTTCTCCGGCCAGTGCTGCTGTATGGCTGCTGCCACATTGCTACACTCGGTGTGGATCACCACCGTGCAGGCATAGTTGAGACGCTGCAGTGCATCCCGGATAGCGTAGAGGACGGATGCGCTCTCTGTGGTATCGTCATACTCTGCGATCTGCGGAGCAGCTTCGTAGTCGCTGCCATTCTTACGCTTGGTCCTCATGATGTACATTACCCGTCCGGAGCCCTTCGCAGATCCCCGGAGAGTCGTGCCTATAAAGATATCCACTACTTTCAATTCATTTTCCAATTTATCAACACCTCCTTACCCTGTTCGGCGGTTTCTTCCGCTCCTGTGTTTTTAACCTGATCAGTGTGTAACTCCTGTATAAAAATCCCGTAACCGGATTGATGCCCTCATGGATCCGGGCTATGTAATATCCCTTGGGTGGTTTTACTTCCGGCTTCCAGCGGACCAGCTTGTCCGTCTTAGGCTCCGGAAGCGGCATATTGCGGCTGGTATTGTAGGAGGCCTCCGCAATTCTGGGCTTGCCCGGTGTGCCGTCCGTCTTGACCTCCGCCGTGTGCTCGTCCTTGGTCAGGTAGTCTGCCAGCTGCTCCATATCATCCCCGTTAAACTTGCTGTGTCGTATCTCCGCCACGTAGGTGCCACCCTTTGTCCATGCCTTGGTTACGATAGCCGCTGCATCTCCCTCCGGTGTCTGCTTGATCGCAAGATGAATGTGCCAGGCTCCCTTGGTACCGCGTTCGATGTTGCGGATCCAGTAGAGCGGTGCTCCTCTCAGCCGATAGATCTTTCTGACCTTTGCCATCGCCTTCTGGAAGTCCTTCAGTGCTCCTTCCATATCCGGTGGTCGGTTCTCCGTCGCATAGGTCCATGTGATAAATAGGTCGCCCTGGTCAAAGTACTGTATCAGTCTCCACCGGCACAGCCTCGCCTTATTCCTCCTGTTGATCAGCCTCACCTGTTCCTTCGTTGGCTTCTCCTTCTTCTGTCTGGTCTTACCATTCCCCCCATAATTCCCATCATGGTACTCTTCTACATCCAGTACATCCCCATGCCTTAGCCTTATTTTCTTTCTCTTAACCATATCTCTGTATCCTAACTTTAATATCTTTATCAAGTGCGCAGGGGCTTTCGAAAGCCCCATTTTTCTTGACTTTTTTAGTCCACAGAGTTACAATTATCTTGTCTATATAAGTAGCTCTGTGAGCTGGCCGGCATCGCCAAATGCCGGCTTTTTTATTGTTCTGCGTAGACAGGCTCTACTATGTAATTATCCGGTGACCAGTAGTACCGCTTTTTGCCTGTCAGCAGGTACTCCACGCCCTGGATCTCCCTGTCGTAGTACTCCACTGTGCGTTTAAAATCTGCCCTCTCACGCTGCAGGCGGTCCAGTATGACCTGGATGGCATCATCGGTGATTGTGATATACCGGATGCCCTTCATCATGACCAGATGTGCATTCTGATACTTCCGGAGGACATACGGGAAAACCTCCTGTGCCTCATGGTCAACTAGCATCATTAATGGCTCTGTCGGGGTCTGTTCCAGCCTCTCCATAATCTCCTGCACTCTCTCGTCTTTCACGCTTTCCGCCTCCTCTCAGCTTCGCTATCCTCAGCTCCATAATTCGTGCCCTCCGGCGCTTTTCCTGCCATTTTTCTGCCTGTTCCTCGCAAAAAAGGCAAAAAATAAAAAGCATAGCCGCCAAACCCATGATCATGGCGATCTGCTCTCCTACTTCTGTTGTCTTAAATACCGGTTCCAGGAGCAATGCCCCGAGGAGCGATATCACAATATCTTTATACATACCTTTGCCTCCTTGTCCCCTATGGTTACCTGCATGCGTGTCACTTTCAGTATCTTAACCAGTGCCTCTACTGTAATAGCCTGATCACCTTGTTCCCAGCGGCTAATAGTTTGGCGTGCATATCCCGTCTTCTCCGCAAGCTGCTCCTGCGTCAAATTTTGTGATTCCCTTGCATGTCTGATAAAAGCTCCTAACTTCTCCCTGCTCATATGCCCACCTCCAATATCTGGCATCTCATATCATTAATCTCGCAGATTTTTCTCTCATACATATCCTGCAAAGTCTCAAAATACAATAACAGTGTTTTTTCCTGCATTTCGTTTACCGTAATAAACTGCACTCCATCAAATTCGTAATACTTTGCTTCCGGGATCATCTCTTTGACACGCTCATACGTCTGCTCAGCAAGCGGGCGATTGCAGGCTGTCCAGTATGTTCCCATATTTTTATTCCACATAATCTCTTCCACGAAATGCTCTGTATCTGTATACATGCTCATTTTCTTTTTCCTTCCCGATCACGCTCTCTGCGTGGCCCCGGTGCTGATCTACCCGGGTACCACCAGAAAGAGGGCAACATACCATCATAGCAGTGGATGATATGCCGTCATATGGTGATGCAGCAAGATGCACCGCGCACAAAGCGTGATCTATAATATGATGCTTGTCCCCATGCCCTCTACGTGGTGCCCAGCCAGGGGAGGACTGGACACACACGCTAATTGTGTAAAAGGGGAGTGTGGTGTCGGGTAACACCACGTACAGGGCACGGATACCTGTGGTTACAATAATTTCTGTTGCAAAAGTTTTGCCAGCATTTCCTCCGGCAGATCCCCACCAGCCAGTTCTCCGACCGGAGCATCTATGATCTCTGCCAGATCCCACAGATCTCTCAGCCGCATGGATCCCGGATCCTCGATCCGGTTCATCAGCGTTCTTACCTGCACATTCTGCTTCGCGGCGATCTTGTCCTCCGGCACTTTGCTCAGTTCTATGTGCCGTTTGATTCCCGCCCTGGCCCTGGATGCATAATTCTTTCTGGCTGCTTCTGTTTTTAAAAGATTGGTTTTCGGCATCTTTTCACTTCCCTTCTAACTCAAATGCCTTGGTGTCCTCGTCAATGTCATCACGCTTCAGCAGAGCATATAATCTGTCGATTCTCTCCATTCCTGCTGCCTCCTTCCCTACTGCGGATCCGTCACAGTCCACATTTTGTAAACTAGTAAGGTAAAAAAATATAGTCTTTGGGAAATCCACAAATTGTAGAATAAAGAGTCAAATCCGCCTCACTCATCTTTACCTTGTTGTTCTCCCAATTGACTATTGTCGCTCTGGAAACATGCATCCTATTTGCAAGTTCTTCCTGGGATAATCCGGCATTTACTCTGACTGCAGGCAACCTTATCTTTAAATGTTGTGCCATTTATTTTTTACCTCCTTCTCATCATTTCTTAACTCATGGCTAAATAATACTCTACATTTTGTGGACTGTCAATACATTTTGTAAACTTTTTTAACTTTTTGGTTGTGTTTATGAAAACTTTGGACTATAATAAAGCCATAACATAGAAAAGAGGTGACCCTGATGGGAGTAAACCAATTTGCAGAAATGCTAAAATATTATTTGATGCTTAATGATAAAACGCAAAAGGATTTGGTTAACGATCTTGGATATGATAAATCCACCGTCTCCAGCTGGTGTTCCGGCAATAGAGTGCCTAAAATAGATGTAATTATTGACATCGCGAAATATTTACATGTTAATGTTGGGGATCTCATAGAAGACAATCGAGGTAATGAAGGTCACAATATTAATGATGATAATTTAGAACAGATATGTGAATTCTACAATATTTTAAATCCGGAGGGAAAGGCAGAGGCGTTAAAACGAATATCAGAATTATCCCAGATCTTGCAATATTCCGCTAACCATAAAGCTGTTGCTATTCCAATGGCGGTTCCATACGATACCCTCTTGGCTGCTGCTCGCAATGATCATGCCGATGATCCTGATGAACAGGCAAAGATGCAGGATGATATGAAACTTCTGAAAAGACCTGAAAAGTAAAAGGATGATGTGAATTGACCTATGAAAACTTACTGCAGGAAGCTGCCGATGAAAATGTATATGTAATAGAAGATGCTCCGTTCCAATCCCGGGCAGATGGGCTAATCCGTAATGATGTGATTGGTATTAACCGGACCGTACGGAGAACAACGCAGAGAGCATGCGTACTGGCGGAAGAACTGGGACATTACCATACTACTGTTGGAGACATTATCGATCAATCCTCTGATGCTAACCGTAAACAGGAACTCCGGGCACGTCTCTGGAGTTACAACAAACTGATCGGATTACACGGCATCATCTCCTGCCACAAGGCACACTATACTACCTCTTATGAGATGGCTGATTACCTGGGTGTCACGGAGGAGTTTCTGCAGGAAGCTCTGCAGTGCTATCGGAGCAAATACGGTCTGTGTGTGCAATATGATAATTATGTTATCTACTTCGACCCGGTTTCCGTGTTGGAGCTGATATAAATACTAATATGAAAATGGGAAATTATATGAAAAAGAAAATTTGTACTCTGTTAATTGCAACATCTATCTTTTGTACTGCTTGCGGTGCAGCTCCTGCAGATGTATCTGCTACCAGTGAACCTGCCACAGCCGAAACCGCTGCATCAGAATCTGTAGATACTACTGCTCCGGAAGATATGACTGCTGCCGTAGAATCTCTAAACGAGACCATCCAGGCTGAAATCGACAGCATCGCAAGCAACTATTCTCCGCAGGAAACCACAAAATCTCTGAAAACCCTGTGCGAGTACCTGGAATCCTCTGATCTTGTCAGTGGTGAACGAATTGAAATGGCCGGAGAAATGATTGGAGCTATCAGTGGTGTGAAATATACCGATTGCAATGTCGAGATCTACGAATATGACACCGATTCCGATAAATATAAAAATCTGGTATCCACTGGAAAAGTAATGCTTGAAGGTTTCAATGTTGATATCACTCCCTCTGCCATCCATAATCAGTATGTTTTGATTTGTGATGACGCACCTAACAAGGATGCTCTTATCGATGCCTTTAATTCACTGGATTAGTTGCACCGATGCAATTTACAATAAAAAATCAGCCCCAGCGTTGGCGCGCCAGAGCTGATCCGATTACCGGGTAAACCGATAAATCACCTTGAACAAGTGCATTTTATCATTTTCCCGGTGAAATTTCAACCCACCGGGCATTTTTATGCCCATTTTTAGGAGGATGATACTATGGCAAAAGCACATAAACTTCCAAGCGGAAACTGGAATTGTAAGGCCTACAGTCACTCAGAACCAATTTATAATCCGAATGGCTCCCCAGTTATCCTTTCTAATGGTAAGCAAAAAATGCAGAGGATCTATGAGTCCTTTACTGCTCCCACCAAAAAGGAAGCCGAATTTCTCGCCGCACAGTTCCAGCTTACGAAAGCCGAAAAACTAAAGCAGCAGGCAGATGAGCAGAACAAGACTTCTGCCGAGAAAAAGCTGGATATGACTCTGTATGAGGCCATCAGCATATACATTGAGTCACGTAAGTTACTTGGCCGGTCTCCCACTACGATCCAGGAGTATGAATGCACTCAGAAATATGGTTTCCAGGACATTATGGATATGAAGCTTTCTGATCTCGATGAGGAAATTCTACAGGAAGCCATAAACATGGAATCACAGCGTATGTCCTGCGGACGAAATAAGCGAAAGCCCATCGGTTCTAAACGCTTAAAGAATGAGTGGGGGCTTGTTGCAGCTACTCTACATAAATTTCACAAGGCACTGGTCTACTCTGTGGAACTTCCGGAAGTGCCGGACCGTGTCCCGGATCTGTTGTCTGCTGAAGAACTACTGCCCGCCGTCAAGGGTACCGAGATTGAACTTGCTGTGCTTCTTGCTGCCTGGCTCAGTTTCTCTATGTCAGAGGTCCGTGGACTTACCAAGTCAAAATCGATCTCTGGAGACTATATTCGAATCGTTGAGGTTGTCGTAGACGTACATGGGCGCCCCGTGACCAAGGAAATCGCTAAAAATAAATACCGCAACCGTACGCATCGGATTCCACCCTATATAAAGCAGCTGATTGATACCGTCCCAGGAGATGTGTTGGTTCCATTCAACGGCCGCCAGCTATATCACAAATGGATCAAGTTCCTGGACAAGCATCATTTCCATCACATGACCTTCCATGATCTCCGGCACCTGAACGCTTCCGTTATGGCATGGTTGCAGATCCCGGACAAATACGCTCAGGAGCGCGGCGGGTGGAAATCAGATAAAGTAATGAAGAAAGTATATACTCAGACTTTCCCACAGGCCAGAATCGAAGTGGATAATACAATCGATAATTTCTTCGATGGCATTGTTGATCCGGGTTCCGAAACTTTTAATTATGAAAAATATAATGCCTGGAGACTTTTGTTTGATAAAAAGGATACTAAAGAGAATCGACGCGCCTTTTTGGAATGGATGCAACATGAAATGCAACATGAAAATTAA